GTCCTTTTAAGATCAAACCCAGTCCGAGTCAATGACAGATAAACCCAAAAAGAAACTTCCCCTACGAGGGGCAACCAAACCACGAGTTCACACGCCACTTCTTAAAGGCGCTTCTAGGTATCAGGAAGTCTTAGACATGGTTGAACGTCTAAAGATGGATAAGCTGATGCCTTACCAAGAATTTGTGCTTAAAGACATGATGAGCGTGGATAAGAAAAATAATTATCGGCGCAAGACATCATTACTGTTAATTAGCAGGCAGAATGGCAAAAGTCATCTGGGAAGAGTCAGAGTTATCTGGGGCATGTTTTATGGTGGAGAAAAGAAGGTCATTATTATGTCTGCCAACAGAGCAACATCGCTTATGCTCTTTCGAGAGATTGCATGGATCATAGAATCAACGCCGGAACTAAAAGCAATGACAAAGGCAATCCGTTATGCAAATGGTGGCGAAAGAATAGAACTGCTTAATGGTGCAACGCTTGATGTCATCAGCGATAACTCATCTAGCCCACGCGGTAGAACAGCAGACTTGCTATGGATCGATGAAATCCGCGAAATCTCAGAAGATGGCTATAAGGCAGCAGTTCCTGTAACGAGAGCTAGAGCCAATGCTCAGACATTCCTAACTAGCAATGCTGGTGATCACTTTAGTAGCGTACTTAACGGATTAGTCGAACGAGCAAAAGATTATCCGCCTGAAACCTTTGGTTATTACGAATACTCAGCACCACAGTATTGCAAAATAGATATTCGGCTAGATTCCTTTTGGCGTGATGCTGTAGCACCTAGCAATCCAGCACTTGGATTTATAATTACAAAAGAATCCATTGAAGAAGCAATCGCAACTAATCCGATAGAGCAAACTCGGACAGAAACCCTGTGTCAATGGATTGATAGCTTGCAATCGCCCTGGCCACATGGCGTATTGGAAGAAACGTCTGATAACACCCTTGAAATGGCTGTAGGGGCTTATACAGTTTTTGGATTTGACGTTAGTCCATCAAGGCGCAATGGATCATTGGTTGCAGGTCAGTTAATGCCAGATGGTCGAATCGGCATTGGAATTTTAGAAACCTATAGCTCTCAAATGGCAATTGATGAATTAAAAATGGCTGCATCGATTAAAGCCTGGTGCGATATCTACAAACCGCGATTAGTCTGCTTTGACAAGTACGCGACACAGACTATTGCAGACAGACTCTTACAAGCAGGCGTTATGTGTGAAGATGTATCAGGCCAGCAGTTCTACAAAGCTTGTGGTGATTTTCTTGAAGGATTGGTCAATCATCGAGTGGTTCACAATGGACAAGCAGAATTGATCCAACAGATGAATAATTGTGCAGCTAAGGTCAATGACTCTGCTTGGAGAATTATTAAAAGAAAATCGGCAGGCGATATCTCAGCACCTATCGGCTTGGCAATGTGCGTTTCCAAGTTGATGTTGCCTGCTCCTAAGCCACAAATTATTGCCTAGACACAACACACCCAAATTGTCAAGAATTAGACAATGTATGCTAAGATGTCCAAATGGGTCGCCTTCTGCAAACATTCGGACTACAAACTAAACCACTTCTCGAAGCACAGTCCGCGCCCCAAGTTTTAGGCGAATACTCGCCGTATGCAATGCCGTTTCAATATGCGTATGTCAGTCGCACAGAAGCAATCTCAGTTCCTGCAATTCAACGATGCCGCAATTTACTTGCAGGCACTATCGGTGCAATTCCTATGGAGCTTTACAAGAAATCTACAAATGAAGAACTTGGCTCACCAGTTTGGTTAGAGCAACCTTCCTACTCACAACCACGATCAGTAACAATTGCCTGGACTGTTGATTCATTATTGTTTTACGGACAAGCATTCTGGAAAGTTGTAGAAGTCTATGCAGAAGATGGCCGTCCATCTCGTTTTGAATGGATTGCTAATTCTCGCGTAACTGCAACACTTGATTCTACAAATACATTTGTTCGTTCTTATGCAGTCGATGGCACAACATTACCTATGGATGGTTTAGGTTCACTTGTAACATTTCAATCATTAGGCGATGGCATTCTTAACAGCGGCGTACAAACAATCCGCGCAGCCATCGATGTACAGAAGGCCGCAGCAGTAGCAGCAGCTACTCCAATGGCTAGTGGCTACATCAAGAACAATGGTGCAGACCTTGATCCAAAAGAAGTACAAGGTTTATTAGCTTCTTGGAAGTCTGCTCGCAATAATCGCTCAACTGCTTATTTGACATCTACTCTTGAATACACACCAGTTTCATTCTCTCCTAAAGACATGATGTATGGCGATGCAATCTTTAACCTAGCAACAGATTGCGCCAGATTATGCAACGTTCCAGCATATTACGTTTCAGCAGATCAGAATAATTCAATGACTTATGCAAATGTGCAAGATGAACGCAAGCAATTCTTAACCCTATCTTTACAGCCATTTATCTCAGCGATTGAAGATCGACTATCTATGGATGACATTACTGCTCGCGGTAACGTGGTCAAATTTGACATTGACAAGAACTTCCTACGCACAGACCCATTACAGGAACTTGCAGTAATCGAAAAACTATTAGCCCTTAACCTAGTTACTCAGGAACAGGCTATGGCAATGACTGATCTAACACCTAACGGAAGCAACGGTATGGCATGAATCAAATCGTAACCCTTACAGCTGAACTCACAGCAGATTCAGCCAGCAGAACTATCTCTGGCAAGATTGTGCCATTGAACGTAGAAGCTGGATCAACAAACTATGGCAAAGTTATCTTTGCTTCTGGCTCAATCGAGATTCCAGATGCTAAGTCAATCAAGCTACTTAGCCAGCATGATGTTAAAAAGCCTTTAGGCCGCGCAGTCAGTTTCAGCGAATCACAGAACTCCATCGATGCTGTGTTCTCAATTAGCCGTTCACAACGCGGTACAGAAGCCCTAATCCTGGCAGAAGAAGGATTGCAATCTGGCCTAAGCATTGGCGCAGAAGTTCTTAAATCAACGATTAAGGACGGCGTGACTTATGTATCCGCTGCTCGCTTGGTCGAAGTAAGTTTAGTAACAGAGCCAGCATTTAAGTCTGCTCAGGTTACTGATATTGCAGCAGAAGAAGCCGAAAAGGTAGAAGAAGCTGTATCCGAAACCCAACCAACAGAAAGCGAGATAGCCAACGTGGAAAATACCACTCCAGCCGTCGAAGCAACACCAGTTGAAGCACCGGCGGTAGAAGCTGCTCGCCCAACTGTATCTATGGCTTACACAAAGCCACGCATTGAAATCACAGCTGCAAAGTATGCAGAGCAGACAATTCGTGCAGCACTAGGTGATGAGTCAGCTCGTCAATACCTACGCGCAGCAGATGACACTTCAGACAACGCAGGCTTAGTTCCTACACGTCAGTTGCAAGAAATCATCAACCCACTTGGAACAACAATACGTCCATCAATTGAAGCAATCTCTCGCGGAGTATTGCCAGATGCAGGTATGACATTTGAGATTCCTAAAATCACAGCAATGCCAACAGTTGCAGTTGCAGCAGAAAATGCAGCATTCTCAGACACAGATCAGAACTCATCATTCTTGTCAGTTGATGTAAAGAAGTATGCCGGACAACAGACATTCTCTGTTGAATTGCTAGATCGCACATCTCCAGCATTCTTTGATGAACTTGTACGCAACATGGGCGCAGCTTATGCAAAGGCAACAGATGCAGCAGTTCATGCAGCAATCTTTGCAGGTGCAACACTTGACAGCACATCCATTGCAACATATCCAACAGCAACAGAATTGCTAGGATATATCTCTCGCGGTGCTGCTTCTGTTTATTCAGCAACACTTGGACTTCCAAATCCATTTGCTCGCAATCTCATTGCTAACACTTCACAATGGTCAAACCTTATGTCACTCAATGACACAGGTCGTCCAATTTACAACGAAGTAACAAATCCTATGAACCAACCAGGCCTTGCAACACCAACCGCTCTTCGTGGTCGTGTGGCTGGACTTGATTTATTTGTGACAGCAAACGTTGCTACAGCAAATAACACAGACAAAGATGGATCACTTATGATTGTGAATCCAGATGCTTACACATGGTATGAATCACCAACTTACCGCCTTCGCGCTGAATCAACAGCAGCAGGTCAGGTAACTATTGGTTATTACGGCTTTGGAGCAATCGCTACAAAGGTCGGTGCCGGCGCATTCTCTGTAAACAAGACCTGATAGAAACACCCTAAGTCGCTGGGAGTGGGGCGCAGCCCTTGCTCCACTCCCAGTCTTTAGAAAGGATTGCAAATGGCATTGACAACAGTTTCAGAACTCCGTACAACGCTCGGAGTCGGTACGTTGTACACAGATGCCGTTTTACAGGAAGTGTGCGATGCAGCAGATGCAGTCATGCTTCCAATGCTTTGGGCTAAAGATTATTATGCAATCGCACACTCAAAAACAACAACAACTGCAACACTTTACTTTGATACTGTTCACGATTTTATTATTGGAGATTCAGTAGTCATTTCCAACTGTGGAAGTGCCTGGAATGGCACTAAGACAATTACAGCAGTTGGTGACTACACAATTACTTACACAATCTCAGCCGCTACTGCAACCGATAAAAATACAATTATGCCTTACGGCAAAGTTGCAGGCGATATAACAACTGACTGGACAACAGACACAGCAGTTCAGAACGCAGCCTTGATGGTAAGCGTAGATATTTGGCAGGCTCGTACAGCTACTCTTGGTGGCTCAAACCTTGTGGACTTTCAGCCATCACCTTACAGAATGTCTGCACAACTTTTAGCAAAGGTGAGAGGGCTTATTGCTCACGCCCTTGATCCGCGTTCGATGGTCGGATAATGCCAGTTGCGCTCACTACTCTTAGAACCACGATTGCGACTGCTTTAGTCGATAATACAAAGTGGCAAGTATTTGCTTTTCCGCCAGCAACAGTATTGGCAAACTCTGTAATAGTTTCACCCGATGATCCTTATCTTGAACCGAATAACAATCAGCACAATACGATCGCACCTACTGCGCGTTTTCGGCTCATTTTGACTGTGCC